TGCTCGTCGTTGATTTCGGCCATGTAATCGGAGAGCCTGGCGCGAACCTGTTCCGAAATGGAGAAGCCGACGCGCTTTTGGGTCATCACGTCACCGACGTTGACCGGCTGGCGGTGCTTGTCGATCCGCATCTTTTGCGTGTAGTGGGCCAGCGACTTCTCGCGGCCCTCGGCCTTTTCCGAGCCTTCGATCGGCTTGCCGCGCAGCTTGGCAATCAGGGTCGTGGTGACTTCATCGCCGGGACCGGATTCGAGGTCGGTCTTGGCAACAACCGGAAGGGCGTCAGCCTCGGTCCCGGTCATCTTGTCCCAAAACGACTTTTTCTTGGTGTCGATGGCGACCTTGGCAGACCAGACTTTCCGGGCAGCCGCGTCAGTGGGGAGAATCGTAGTGCGTGCCATGTTTTATCCTTTCAACGATAGATAGCACATGACGCACTCTTGCGCATCTGTTGCCCAAACCGGGCGTTACGCGGAATGACCCGCAGTCAATCGGCTTTCGCCGTTCTCTTTCGTAGCGCCGCGGACGATCTTCATGTCCAGCGGCGCCACAATCCTCAACCGAACCTTTCGGCCGGACTTCTGTTCGACCGTGAGGGCAACCGCACCGACGCATAGGGTTTCCCCCACCTCAATCTCGGCGATCGCCCCCTTGGCCATTAAGCCGCGGCCCTCAACAGCTTGTCCACGTCAGCGGTCGGCATCTTTGCCATGAACTTTTCAAGATCCTCGCCTTCCAGCAGAGAAATCTTGCCCATCACATCGTCGCCGACCGGCGCCGGTGCCGCGGCAGGAAGCCCGGCCAGCGTGCGTACCGTTGGCTGCGGCTCGCGGCCGGCCGCCGCCGGCGTCGGTGTCGCGGGTGTCGCGGGTGTCGCAGCCCCGGTGAAGCGCGCGCGCACCAGGCGATCAGCCTCTTCGAGGAACCATGAGGCCTTGCGGCTTGCGTTGGCCTTGTCGTTCGCCAGGATCTTGACCTGGGAATCGAGCGCAGCAACCATAACCGGGTCGGCGTAGGTGGCAGCGTTCTTGTCGTTGCCGAAGAACCGCTCTTGCTCCCACTCCCACCGCTGCGTGCGCAGACTGGCGTTCTGGTGCTCTGCGAACTTGGCGTTTTCCTGCGCCACCACCAGCGTAACCCGCTCGTCGTCGAGGCGAGACATTCCGGCCATCAGCGCCGGCATGTCGATTTCGCCATCATTGAACCGCTCCACCAGGCTATCTTTTTCCGTCTGGATTTCGAGCAGGCGATCGGCGGCGCCTTCCGGCATGTCAGCCGTGAATTTCGGGGTGAACTCCGCGCTCTCGGCGGCCTTGAGTTCCGTGCCGTCCGGCTTGTCGGCTGCGGGTTAGCCTCCCGCGTCGGCGGCCGCATCTGCTTCGGCCGAGGCGGCAACGGTTGCGGCATCTTCGGCCGCAACGGTAGCAGTAGAGGCGTCGGCGGCAGCGGCCGCCTCGGAACAAACAGCCGCGTAGGAGCGCAGCGCCTCTTGTTCGTCGGGGGTCAGGCCGGCCAACTCGGCATCGGAATAGGTGGTCATTTATGTCGCTCCTGCGAGGTTAAAGGTTGTCATAACGCGAATGCTACGACGCCAGCCAGTATTTTTGGTGCCCATCATTGAAAGTTTATGGAGGACCAATCACACCGTCAGGCGCCTGCGTTTCGATTCCAGCCGTCTCTCCGGTGCCGGCGGTCGCCGGCAGCATCGGGCTGGTATTGGTTGGGAAATCGACCTGCGGCTGCATTGCGGCAGGCGGAACCGGGAAATTCGGGTCGGCGCCGGCCGGGTTCGGGTCTTGGTATCCTGCGCCGCGCATGATCTCGTCGGCGATCGGCGCGACGGCCGGCATTGTGGCAATAACCTGGCCGCCCTGCATCGCAGCATAGGCGGTTTCCGTGCCGTCCTTGACCGCGGCCGCCTTGAGCTTTTCGACCTCGGCCCGCAGCTTGTTGATCTGCTCTTGCTGCAACTCGTTCTCCAGGCGCTCTTTCTCGGCGCGCTTCTGGTCGTTTTCCTGGCGCTTCGCCTCTTCTTCCGGCGTCGGCCTCTCGTTCGGGTCGGTCATCCCGGTAACAGAGCGGATCCGCTGCAAGATCAGCGTCTTGTTCGGAAGGTCGAACAACTCGACTGCCACATCAAGCAGCGACGTAACGAGTTCAGGGCTGGTCGGCGCAAGTTGCTGCAGCAGTTCCATCATCGACTCGGCCGCGGCCTGTTGAAGCGTCTGCTTCCAGTTGCGTTCGCCGATGGTGAATTGGCATTTCCTGGCCGTGATGTCGTTCAGCACCATGCCGGTGACAGGATCCGGCTGATTGATCGAAACGTATTCGCGCTTGGCGCGCTCGCCGGTGATCGCGAAAACCTTCTGTTGGTTGTAATACTGCTCGATCAGGGACAGGCAGATTTCACNNCGCTTGTCGCGTTCGTGTCGCGCCCAAGGTTCTCGTTGGTCACGCCGGCCGCATTGCGAATGATTGCCGTATCGGCCTCGATCAGCCGAACGTGCGCCTCGGCCACATCGTTCTTCTGGTCGGCCTTGATCTTCTGTAGACCGCCGTTCGCCAGCAGAACCAGCCCATCGGGCGCCGATAGTTCCTCGCGCGCCTCTTCAGCGGTCATTATCGCGTCATCGAATGCACTGGCCTCGGCAATCAGTTGCGACTGACTGAGAATGTGCTGGATCTTCGACATGCGCTTGTTGAGCGCGTCCTGCGGCCCACGGATTGCACGGATTGCCCCATATGGCGCGCCGTCGCGCTTCCGCCGGTAGCACCAGTACGGAACGAAGGGAAATCGGTTGTGCTTGTACGGGCTTGGCTGGTCAACGATGATGTCTTTCTCGGTCATGATCGCCACCCGCATCTTGCGGCGCACCCGATCAACGACGGCCGGCCCCATGTTGGTGGACTCGACCGTTGGCTCGACATACCAGCACTCGATCAGCAGCACCCGCTCGCGAAGGTTGCTTGACCAGGCGTCAGAGTCGTACATAACGTACTTGCCGGGCATTGGCGATGCCTGCCCGATGTCCGACATGGCGGTGCCGTTCCACCACTCCAGGTAGCTGTCGCTGTCCGATGCCACGGCCGCCGCGCGCAATGCGGCTTCCTTTTTTGGGAAGTAGGCAACGGCCATGTCGAGATCGACCATGCGGAACCGGAATATGTAGCGCCAGTCCGTTGTGTCGCGGCGTTCACCGAGCGAGTCGTAAAGCATGTTGCGCCACGACTCGGCACGCATGTAGAGCGGTTCGTCGTCAGGGTCCTCAGAGATTCCGAGTTCCAGCCAGCCGATTCCTGCCTTGAAAACGTCGTCCGCCACATTGGAGCGCTCGAACTCTGTCCGATTCACGTCGTGCAGGTATTTCAGCAGCTTGGTCTTGGTCTGCGCGTCATCCTCTGCCGCCTGTGACTCTTCCCGAGCATGAATGGTGAAGTCTGTGCGGGTCCGGCGCTCGGTCCCGATCAGCCAGTCGACGGTCGACTTCGTCTCGTTGTAGACCACGGCCGCCTGGCCGCGCGACCTGAGAACCGCCTTCTCTTCAACGGTGAACGGATCAGAATCGTAGTAGTCCTCGTCAATCGCCTGCTGAAAACGATTGACCGACTGCCAGCGAAGTTCTTGCTGAAACCAGGTAATCAGTCGGCTGTGGAGCTTTTGCTCGCTCTCGGTCTTCGTCCCGGTTTCGTTCTTCGGGTTGTTCGACTGCGCTTCTTTCATATCGTCGCCTCGCTCAACAAGCGTCCGTTCTGATCCTTGTGGGAGATTTCCCACACCGGAGCCGGGCGGTCGGCCACGCGCACGTCACGCGGGCAGTACGGCATATGCAGCAGTTCCGGCATCCAGTGAATGATGCAGGCGACAAGGGTTTGGCACTCGATGTCGATCTGCGCCTTCCCGAGGACAGGAAGGGCACGAAGGGCTTCCACCCAACACTCCCTCGTCGGGTCGCCGTTCGGGTCAGCATACTTCGCCGCGGAGGACAGGCAGATGCCGAACACACCGGCGTCGAGCCCGCCGCGCGTCGGGTACATCAGCATTGCCGGTTCCCCATCCACCCATTCAAAGCTCGCGGTGTAGCCGCGATGCTCCATGGTTTTGTAGGCAGAAGGCCCGCCAACGGCGAAATATCTTCCGCCATCGGCAGAGAGAATAGGGTGGTCCAGGTTCATTCCAGTTTCCGCGCAGAAAGAATTGCGTAGATTCTGGACCGCCAGCCAGTATTTTTGTTGGCTTGATCCTAGATTTAGGCCGTCTTCCAGTTGCGGTCGCGCTTCCGCTCCCTGCGCTCTTCCCGCGGCGCCACCCTGGCCTCGCGCTTCATCATGATCGCGTACCGGCAGTTATGTACTATAACTCCGTTCGCTACCGCAAAAGCATGGGTGTTCTCAACCTCCATGCAAAACACATCACTTCTTCCTGCTGGCTTCACGCTTTGCACGCGCAAGGTTTTCGAGATGATTTCGCCCATCTTCTGTTGTTTATCTCCACTACGCGATACGGCATCATGACAGATAATTCCCTCTGCGTCAATCGCAGGAACCCACTCTCCGCTGTCAGTGAGAAGCTTGTGATCCGGTGTACAAACAATGTCATGTCCATCTGAAAACACCACTCTCACAACCTCGGCATCAGCCCGCGTTAGGCGACAGTTCTTATAAGGTTGCCACCTTCCTTCAGTACTCAACACCAGCCCAGATGTTCCAACCAAATCAGCTATAGCCCTGACACCTTCGCTCGTAATCACTTCAGTCTCCGGGTGCAAGCACGCACTCAGGATGTCGTCCATCAGCTTGACTATTTTCCCGTCCTTGCGGTGGTAGAGGCGGAATTCCTCGAAGAACAATTCCAGGTGCGAGAAGACCTTGAACCGTCCGGTTTGCATCCGGTCGAGCATTTCCAGAACGCCGGCCTCAACTCCGTTCGATCCGTCCTCCCACGTCGCTCGCTCTTCGAGCATGTTCAAGCCCGTTGCCCGGTACTGCCCGGCAAGCTCTTCGCCGCTTCCCTTGTCGTGCTGCAGGCCATCGTGCGGCCAGGCGCACGGGATCCACTCGCCCCATGCTTTGACGGCCGGAGCGAACAGGACAGGGGTTTGCTGCGCCGCGCGATGCACGGCTGTAACGTAGATCACGTCGTTGTCTCGATCCCAGGCCAGGCGGGCCGCCGCTGACGGGTGGTCCCAACCGAAGTCCAGGCCATTGATCTGCGCCCAATGCGCCGGTATCGGGAAGGCCGCGATCTTGATCGACTCTTCTTCTACCGGGAAGATCCTCCCGGAGCCCAAGGTCGGGATCCCCTTCGCCCTGGCGTCACGCTGATGGGCTGGATAGCTGGCGATGATCTTCTCGCGCTCGGCATCCGAGTAATGGTCGACGTCGTAGATCGTCATGGTCGTGACGTGGCGAGTCATTGCTTCGCTTCCGGCATCAAGAACATTCTGACAACCTCTGACATGCCGAGCAGCGGCGTAAAGGTCATGATCGAGAACTGCCCGCGCTGCCCGTTGTTCGTTCTCGTCAGACCCTCGGTGTAGATTTCCAGTGGGCACTCTTCATCGAACCAGACGCCATCTATCGTCGGACCCTGCCATTTCTCGCGGCCCTTCTCGTATGACTTGAAGTTCAGGATCGATACGCCGGCCTGCACGTCGCCGCCGCCGCCCCACCGAATTGTTGCGTTGTCCAGCAGGTTCGGCGTTCCCATTGCTCGATTCCATCCCGACAGGGCGCTCTTTGGAATCATCCCTGTGCCCCAGGCTTCTTCGACAGTCGGCGGGCCAATCAGGATCCGCTGCGGGTTGTCCCGCGTTCCCTCGTTCGTCACGCCAGATGCCCACATCGTTACCGGCTTGTCGAACACGGCGCCGTTCCACCACGAAGGATAGCGACCAGTCAGGTGAAACGCCCACTCGGCGCCGCCGGCCAGGGTCTTGCCAAGCTGGTTGCCGGCGATGAATAGGCGCTCACTGTGGATCCTTCCTGCGTCGTGGAAATCTACCTGCTTCGGATATGGGCGGTAGTCGTTGATCTTCTCGTAGGACAGCAGCCGCTCGGCCTCGGCCAGCGCCGCGGCCAGGGCTCCGGACGAGTCAAGCTGCGCCAAGAAGCCCTCGATCTCTGACATTACGGCTTTCTTCCGAGCATAACCAGGACCAGCCAGGCGTCCCAAAATAGCGTCACTCGGCGGCGCCAGGCCATTCCTAGATGGCGGCGCAGGTCTGGTGTGGTCATATCATGTCCGGTTTGGTGGTTATTT